GTAAGAGGTAATTTTTGGGATTAGTACTGATCCCTGGTCTAATAGTAGTTGGACGTTAGTATTCTAGATTAACGCCTTAACTCTCTTTAGAGACGCTGTTGGACCTGGGATCAGAACTAGTATAGGGCGTCTGGACATTTCCGGACTATATTCTAGGTCGCGACGTGACTTTCTACAGTGTCCCTCCAGGTAGCTACGGGAGAGGGATCGCCTATTAGCCACTAGTACTGGTCCGGCCCTGGCCGCTTTATGCGCATACTGGGCCGAAAGCTTCAAGCAACAAGCTTCAAGCAGCAAGCTGCAAGCTGCGAGCGTCATGGGTATCAGAGGAGTGCCTCTTGACAAGCAACAAGCTGCGAGCGCCATGGGTATCAGTAGAGGAGTGCCTCTTGACAAGCAGCAAGCTATGGGATAATATAACAGTGAAAGGATAAATTATGAAAGCAACAACAACATTTGAATGGCGAAATATAGAAGAACCAACAAGAGAACCAGAGGAAATAATAAGAAAAGCTTTATATGACGCTGGCTATTCAGTCGGTAACATATTTGTTCAAGGTGTCTGGGACGAGGACAAGACAGAATTTTTTTCTGTAGATGGTGAAAGGCTTCCACACGAGGAAGTAGTCGGAAGACATCACGAAAGGATGACAAAATGAAAACAAAGAGCGAGACATGTGGAGAGCAGCTTCGCAGGATGTGCAAGAACATTGCGGAGGAGATTACCGATGGCCTGAAGGTAGACGACACCAGCGGGCAGGAGACAGTCAGCCAGTGGATGGAAGGCGTATACGACATACGTTACATCGTGGACCGGGAGAAGCGTTACCTGGGCTGCGAGCTGATGGTCGCTGGCGGCGGCCCGACGATCTGGGTCAACACCTGGACGAAAGAAGTCGAAGGATACTGGGGAGGAGACCGTGTAACCTGGTCCTTCATCGACAACATTGGCCTCGACGATTACAATGAGGAGCTATACAGTTGCTAGTGTTCAAACATCCTAAATATTATGCAGAACTCCGGAAGAAGAGGAAGGAGTTTCTAAAGCAGCAAGCTTCAAGCTCCAAGCAAAGCGACAAGCGTCAAGCTGCAAGCGACAAGCGTCAAGCGTCTGGCGAAGCGTCAAGCAACAAGCGTTGAATGTGGTCCCAATCGTCAAGCGCCAAGCATGGCGTTTCGCGATGATCGGTCAGGAGACCG